GTATTGTAAGGCACGTAAGAATTTTGACTTATAATTGCATACTTCAATGATTCTTTACGCTCGTAGAACCAAGAACTCATATAACGTCCTGTATCATACGGGGCCGAATCCTTGATTTCTTTCGTCATATCACCACTGAAAAGATCAAGCGTGTTATCCACATTATCTTGCACAACAGCAAGAATTTGACTTAACTTAGCATTGGTTTCTTCTACACCATACACCACCGTTTTCATGATGTAATCTCCAGGTGTGCCTCAAGCAAATAATAGGAAGTTCCGTATATTTCCTTACCAACAATCTTGTAGCGCCCTACAGAATCGGTGTAATAATCCCGATTAATTACAAGATTGTTGCCATCAGTAATACTAATAAAGATATTAATAATACCAAATTGTTCTATTCCAGAACGATCTTGACAGGCAAAAATATTAGAGTGAAGATCATAGGCACGGGCGGGAAGAACAGTAGCCCAATATTTTACTTCTTTATATTCAATGGTAGATTCCTGATAAAAGGTGTCAGCGGGAGTTATAGATTCCTGAATAAGAAAAGTATGTAGAGCGCCCAATTTCTTCAGTATATTATTCATTTTGAACCCGCTCTGTTGCATAAAACCACCTTAAATGAACCCAATAACATTCATAAGGATGTAAGTAGCGAAAACACCAATAATAGTAATGATTAATGTAATAAAACCCGTAATCATTGTGTCTTTTATTAAACTTACTTCCTTCTTTGTTTCTTTCCAATCGTGTCTTAGTTCTTCAATAAGAGCGAGGAACCGTTCATCCTGCTTCTCTTCCCTACGCTGAACTTCACATAAAATGTCAGTCCGTAAACGACAATGTTGTAATTCGCATGTTTCCGTATTATCCATTTTCTTCATCCTCAACGTAATTGCATCTTGAACGGACATATGGTAATCCAGTTGAGGCTTTCTGAACACTGAAAATTGATTTGCGAATTAACGATGACGTTTCTTTCTCATACATTTTGATTATATCATCAATTTCATTATATTGTTGGGCAGGCCCCAACTTCGACATATACGGCAATTCGCCGTTTGTTTTCATTCGCTTTAGGGTGAGTGCGGCTGATTTAAAAAGATGAGCCGTTTGGATTTCATATGAAGGGTTTAATTGAACGCCAACGCGTGATTCAATGTATCTCTGTGCAATATCAAGAATATCTTGGAGAGTGGAGTCTGATATTTCAGTCTCCACCAAACCACGCAATTCTGTAATATTACTCCAAGACATTGTAAATCACCAACCTTAGATAGTAGTTAACTTACAAATCGCATTTGCATCATAGACAACAGGAATGGCACACTCGTAAACTCTACCCCAAAGATCCTTAGACTTCTGGAGAACTTCAGTTTCAGTAGTCATGTCCTGTGCGACAACCATCTCAAAGAAACCGGCAGAAGCATCAGCAAGAAGCATACCCGTTCCAGCAGCCTGGAAGGACGTAGAGTAAATATTTCCACCCTCAAGAATCTCCTTGACCATTGCCATTTCACGCTCACCTGCACCAGAACCAAGAATCGAAATTGCAAGTTCCATATACTGCGTGGGATTCAGAACAAGGTTATACGGGCCAGTAATATTATCAGCCTGCATCAGATCAATGGCACCTGCAACAACCTCCAACGGATTACCACTAGTTCCAAAATCCTTCTGCGTGCTATAAGAGTTACCTGCACTCTGATAAAGTCCCTTGATATCATAGTTAGTTCCATCGGCAGCAAAACCATTAAGAATTAACTGATTCTCAAGATTCATAACCTTGTAGGCGGCACTCGAAACAGTAGCGGTTGAAATACCAAATCCACCGCGAGCAGCAGCGGCGAGATCCCTACGCGAGATACGATACTCCTTATGCAGAAGCGGAATAGGAACGTCAGTACGAGCAAGTTCAATCCAATCCTCTGCCGTGTCGGTAAACTGATACGTAAGCAGAGCATCCGAAACTTCATTTGCAGTGTCATACGTCCACTGCTGAACACCAATGCCACCGGAAATGTTACGGGTATTAATAATCTTACGTGCTACTGCCTGTTTACGCGCGGTAAAGACAATAGCATCCTTTATCTGTCTGTAATATTCAACGGGAAAAGTCATTTTATAGTCACCTCAAAAAATATTTAAATATACACCCTTGACATAACGGCCTGAGAAACAAACACAGTATCCTCATCAACAGTTGCAGTAACAGGTGCAAGCGTCTCTTCAGCGCGTCCTACAATCTGGAATCCAGGAGCAGCACACACAACGTAAATGTTACCGGCAAGATTGGCACTGTTAGAAGTAGTATACGAAACAGAAACCTGACCACCATTAACAACATGAACCCCAGGAACACTTGCAAACAGAGCAGTAGTATCATTGGACTTAATATCACTCTCTACAAGATACGCACCAAGCGTGTTATTAGCGGCAGAAGCATCAACGGTCTTGTGCTTCACAAATCCAGTAGCAGCACACGATTCTGCATCCAAGAATCCATCAGCGTCACCACCGTTGGTATCCTCAGCAAACAGGAGACCAACATCAATAGTAGCGTTGGCAACTTCCTTAGTCACCTGAACAATGACATCAGAAACAATCATTCCCTCTGGAAGATCAACACCAGTATCGGTTTCAGTAGTATTCTTAACAAACGGAATCCTGACACCATACCCTCCGGGCATAGGCACAACAGGAACAACCGTTCCACCACCCCAAGATGCAAGCAGATCACCCTTAACGGTAGTAACACCAGGGGCAAGCGTCATCATGGCAACGAAACCGCCACCACCAAGCACAGGAACGCGAGCAGCGGATGCAAACGCAGTCTTAACATTAGCGGGACGATTAGACGTAGACGATGCAGCGCCTAAGAAACTCTGCTCGAAACCTGCAACACCAAACGGTGCCTTAGAAACTCCATCACAAATGACAACATCGCCGTCATTCGTACCTTTCATTACAACCATTCCCGGTTTAATGGTCGCTGCTTCTGCCTTCTCTTCCTGAATCAGAATAGTATTAGGAGCGTAAGCAATGACCTTATTATCCGGCTCGACAAAACCATAGTAACCCATAAAAATTCACCTCAATTATTTATTTTACTCCGTGAACCACTGACCGTCACGGAAATAACCAACAGTCCAACCAGATTCATTCTGGAACGATTCAGGAGTCTCTCCCTTCTTTTCAGGAGTATTGGAATACAAGGGAGCGCCCGCTTCAACGTTCTCACGCTTACCTGCAACCTTATTTAGAAGATCAATGTGCATACGCACATCCGAAGCGGTAAACTTCTCACTCTGGAACCGCTCTACTTCGGGTGCAATCTCAAGCGAGGCACACAAATTCTTGTAATCAGTCAGGGCAAGATCCTTCTCAATACGCTCACGCTCTGCCTTCAGTGCAACATCAATACGAGAAGCAACAACGGTTTCAAACGTGTCAGGGGAAATAGCGGCAGCCTGCACCTTCTCCATCGTTTTAATCTGCTCCTTAAGTTTGGCAATCTCCTCTTCCTTCGAGGCAACTACCTTCTCAAAATCAACACCCTCAGTAGGGGTGCTTTCAATATTAGTATCTACCATAAAATCACCTTTAGAAGTTTCAATAGTATCAGGAAATGAATTATCTGAAAGAAAATCATCAGAATTTAAAAGAGAAGCGTAAAATTTACTATTATCTTCTTTATCCTGGTTTAAACCAAGCGTTGTATATGATTTTAAATTCTTTACTTCTGATCGCTCATCTTCACTTGCAGAAAAGAATATTTCACCTTTAGCAGTTTCCCATGCAGGTTTTTTAACAAACGTTAACGATTCATTCGTATACCCATGAATCCAACCGTCAGAATCACGCACACCACCACCGAACACAGACCATGTAGGTTCCCATGTTCCATCACTCAACTTGGAAATAGCGGTAGAATCAGTAATCTCAACAACTGCTCTTACCTCATTATCTTTCTGGTAAGCATCAACGATTTTACCGATTTCATCCTTCCTGCTACCCGTAATATCACAGTGATGTTCACTTTCACCAAAAATAGAGGGGCAAATTCGAACTACGGATGTTTTTAACGAAGAAATAGCAGAATCAATAGAATCGTGAGGAACACCCCATCCATTTCTATTCTTCTGTGCAATTGGGAAAACAGGTCCATCCACAAACATACGTTCAGAAACGATTTTTTTCACCCCTCTATTCAAAAAAATAAACTATAGTATAGTATAGTTTATTATACCCATTTAACAAACAGATATAATATAATATATATCTTTAATTACTACTATATAAACCTTTCGGTTAAGTATAAAAAGAAGAAAGAAAAGAAGAGTATTTTGAGGTTATTTCATTGATTTTAATTTCATGTAATATCTTTCTCGTAATACAAATTCATCTTCAGTTAACTTTCCACCATTCTGTTTTTCAAAATGATAATTCAATGCTTCAATGATTTGTGCGCGTTTGATTATAGTGTAAGGGAGAATACCAAACAGAAACACAATCTGATCTTCAGTTTTACAATACCAATCCCATGATTCTTTATTATTATCAGTTTCCTTACG